TCAATCCGCTTGGCTATCATCGACCTCTTCACCAAACCTTGCGGCAACATAGCAGCGCATGGCCGCTGTCAATGCATCAGGTCCAAATTGCCACGAATAAACTCCATTATTGTGCATCCACGATGCTTTGCATTCGCTTGGGTCACCGTTCCACGCCAATTCAATGAAATTGTTTTGGATAATCGGCCCGCCCTGTGACCAGTCTGTTGAGGGGGAGTAGATGCCGTACCTTTCTCCGATTCGAATACGCTTGGTAAGATCAGATGGTGTGATCTTGTCGGCCCCCTCTGCCTTCGCTACCCAGTAATCCAGCTTCGCGCCGGTAAGTTCACCAACTCTCATCTCATTACACTCCCCATAATATTAAGTAATCTTGTTTGAATGGCGCGAAAATCGTCCATTGTCTTTTCAACGCGCTTAGGGTCGGCACCTATGCCGCGTTTCTCAGCCAGCCAGAGTTTCAATAGGCCGGCCACACGTCCTAAATCCCCGTTCACTTTTGCGAGTTCGTTCACGGCTTCTATGTCAATGATGGATCGGATTCGCTGATTTAATCCGGCAGCGCGGAGGTAAGCGGATTGCGAGAGATTCGCGGAAGCGGCAAGCCGTAGGATTTCGGCGCGCTCATCTTCAGATACCCATACCTTGATGGGTTTAGCGCGGGGGCGTGTCATTCTTCTTTGAGTGCGGCACGAAGTTCACCGGATATTCTTTCTTCGTGATACCACTCAAGGACTTCAGCAGCTTCTTCCGCAGCCTTCCTGAGTTTGTCATCTGCCGGATGGGTAAAGAGCGGACGTATTATGTGACCTTCGTTGTAGGTAGCCATTTGATCGGCCACTGACTTATTGCAATTTACCCATGTTGGAAAGTTCGGGTGCCACATCTGGTAAGCAACCGGTTCACTCTCTCGCACTGGCGGTGTTGGTGCAGCGGCGAGCGCGGCTTGATAGCCCACCCAATGATGCTCATTTGTCTGGAATGTCATTCGATACGAAAGCGGCAAGCTATTCCACCACTTTTCAAACTGTTGGCGCTGGTCCATTTCTCTTTCCTCACGATTAAGTTTCAGCCTCGCAGAGCAAGATTAAAGCGGGTGTCCTCGCACGTTTATAAAATCCCCGCCGGTCTTCTCGTTGAGGCGCTTTACTTTGTCACGCAGGCTTTTTTCTTCTTTCTTAAGAGCTCCTATTCTTTCATGGAGCTTGCTGACTTCTTGGGTTGCGGTTTTGTAGTTATACCAAGCCATCTGTATGGTTTTTGCGTTGTGCATCAGAAAATTAAATGGATCTAGCGTTGCCTTGCACTTGGCGCATAACACCGTTCGGTCATGCTCGTTTAGGCTTACTTTTTCATGGTTGCAATGATAGGTCGCGGTTTCATTGCGCTCTATTTCCATCAGGTTTTCAGGAAACGTTGTGCCGGGGAATGCATGCACCACTTTGTCTCTGTCGCTCATTGTTTCTCCTTAAGTTTCAAGATTCGTGTCGAGCCGAAGGCGAGTAAAACGAAGTATTGGGGAGTCGAAGCGCGCAGCGCGTAGGCCTACAATACACATCTTGCCTTCTTTCCGTAGTACGAAGTTTAGATGATACTAGCGCAACCAGTACGAAAAATCAAGGAAATACGCAACTATTCGCATATCTCACCTAGATTTACTTAGTTCTTGCTAGAACCCGCATAATAGGATATATTTTAATCGCGAGTATACGCAGGAATACGCATCTTCTCGCAAGAAAACAGGAGGAATGAATGAAACCAGGTGAAGCAAAGGAGTTGGGGACCGGGAGGGTAGCTTTCCTCGCCAGGAAGGATGCAATCAAGGCGAAAATTGAAGCAGGAAGAACATCAATGAGCGTCTACCGGGAATATCAAAAAGAGGTTGATATCAGCTACAGCCAGTTCGCACGCTATATCGCAAAATTTATCAGGAGCAAACCGAATGAACCCAAATTACCAGAAGAAGGAAAGAACCAAAAACCTGAACCAGACGACGACAGACGAAGGTTCAAACCCAGCACACCAAAACTCGACGATCTTGTTTAAACCAAACGATAAAGGATCAAGAATGAAACAAGTACATTTCACATTGCAGGGCAAGGGCGGCGTTGGAAAGTCTCTCGTAGCCTCATTGATCGCTCAATATCTTTTGAGCCGTGGTGAACCGGTTGCGGTAATTGATGCGGACCCGGTTAACCCAACTCTATTCGGTTATGAGGCACTGAAGGTGCAGCGCCTTGACCTTATGGAAGGCAACGCGATTGTTGAGGAGAAATTCGATGCCCTGACACTTCGGATCTTTGATGAAGATTCTAATTTCGTAATCGATAATGGCGCGTCCAGTTTTGTTGCGCTGAATAATTACATGATCGAAAACGACATCGCATCGATGATCGCGGATCACGGTAAACAGGTCGTTGTGCATACCGTGATTGCTGGTGGATCGGCGTTGCTTGAAACCCTTACTGGTTTTGCTGATCTTGTTAAACAAATGCCAGAACAAGTGCAGATAGTGGTATGGCTTAATGAGCACTTCGCCAAGATTGAATCAGAAGGCAAGGTATTCGATGAAATGAAAATCTATGCCAAGAACAAAGATAGGGTTAAGGGAATCGTTCGGCTTGAAAAGCAGAGTCAAACATTCGCGTCGGCAATGGAAAAGATGCTAACCAGAAAGATGACGTTTGCGGAAATCAATATGTCATCGGATTTTGATCTGATGCAAAAGTCCCGTTTGTTCCGCATAAAGGAGGAAATCTATCGTCGTATAGGTCTGGTTATGGAGCAACCAGAAGAAGTGGCGCAGCATTAAGATCAATGGAGGAATTATGAATACGAAGCCATATGAAGATCCTGCGGAAATCAGGAGAGCCCCGACATGCGAAGAAGTTGAAGTGATGATGTCTGAATTACGAGCGATGCGATCAGGTATATCTCTCGAAGGTCAGAAGAAAGAAATGGACTTTCATGTTGCGCTAAAAATAGCTGAAGGCGTCATGGATAAGTACCGCATCGAGCAGCCCAAGTGGTGGAAGCGTATGGATGGAACACCAATGTTGAATGATATAGCAGTGCGGATGGCTATGGCATTTCTAAACGCACAGAAGAAATCATGATTGACTTCGATGAAATAAAAAAGACGATAGCAATCGAGCATAATATTTTGCTTGATAAGGATGATCCTGCTTTGATTTCGATAACGCTTCAGGGGTTGGTGTTTCAAAGGTACGTAGAGTTGTTGATGGCCGAGAACATGAAGTACCGTCAAGCGATCGATACGGCTTTGCAAAAAGGTATCGCGGATGCAAAAGTGACTGCTGGAAGGGTTATTACTGAAGCCGCCGATTATGTGAGCGAGCAGGCTCATACGGCGGTAACGGCAGCACTGGAAGAGGGTCTTATTCAGGTAAGAAAGGAATTATTAGAGGCAAAGAAAGAAGTCCAAACAGTTCGCCATACTGCGGCAAGTGTTTTGCTCTTCTGCACGATAATGATTATATTTGCCTTGTTCAAAATTGTTTATTCTTAATCACGGACTTATCCACGCCCGAATTCCCGCACCGTAAAAAGTGCATGAGGGTTTGAGGGGGTGGGTAAGTCCGTCTAATGTGCGGTTAGCTGTTTCTGTTTTAATTCTTTAACACGCCCATTGAATCCGGACATGAGCTGTGTAATCCGGTCCTCAACCGCTTTCACTTGTTCCCGAGGCGCATCATGCTTGATAAGATCGGACTTGATCTTGCGTTGCTTGGATACGGTTCGCTCAACCAGATTGGCAAGGTTCACCAGCTTATACTCCGGGTTCTCGGCCTTGAATTCATCAATCGGCAATTTGTCTTTGTGCCGTCCTTTCAACTCCGCTTCAACCTCATTGATGCGCTTCAGGTTTGAATAAAACGCATTGCCCTGGCTGGATTGCCCGGAAGAGTCACCGTAGAAGCGCCCGACTAAGGGGATCTTGTGCGGCGGCAGATCCTCGCCGGTATACGCGGCCTTGATCGATTGTTGCGCCTTGCCTGCTTCCCGCCCTACCCCGCCGGTCACTTGGCCGAATAGGTAATCAATCTGGTCCGCTGTTGGGCTTGCCATTCCTGGAACGTATTTATTTCCCCCGGAAATGGTGTTGATCGCTTCGGCAATCCATTTCGCCGGATCACTGGCTGTATCTTTGTTTCGGGAAAATCCGGGTGTTGGAGAAAGTTTACTGATATCTTCCTTGTATATAGGTTTCCCTGTCCAGTCCCGGTTTTCTGCCAGAGCCGCAAGCGGATCAATAGCGGTAGGCGCAATCGTCTGTAAGGACATTCCAGCATTGCCTATGGGGTTGAATGCTTCGGCAAAAACAGAGAAAAGTTTAACGGTGTATTCAGCCGGTTTCTTGAACCCCCCCAGGGCAAATTCCGTACTCAGCCGGCCAATGTTAGGTATGGCATGGAAGCCCAGCGGCATGGGGATCGTGATGTATTTCTTCTCACCTATCGGGATTATCAGGCTACGCTCGCGCACGAATTCGGGCGGCTCATCATCATCGAATCCGGCAGCGGCCAGCGCCAGCGCTTGTATGACACCAAGCGATATGCCACCGGCAATGATCGTTTTCCCGGCGCGGTTGAACTTGAACGTTTTGGGATCGCCCTTTTCCATTGTCGTCATGGTTTCGCCCATGCGCGCCGTGCCCTGCATGGCAGCATTGAAGAAGGCGTACAGCGCCCCGGCCTGTTGCCCAGACTGTCCCTTGCGGTTGAAATTGACAGAGATATTCTTGGCAATGCTGGCGGCGCGCGGCTTGCTTACCCCGTTATCGATCGCAACCTTATAAACCGATAACCGCATGGCGCCTTCAAGCGTTTGGTTATAGTCGGATAGCCAATCGAACAACCACTTTGCCCGTTTCTGTGCGACGGCCAGCGGAACCTTTAATGCGCCGCCAGCGGTGAATATCTTTCCCAGCCCGCTATTCATCCAGGCGGTAGGGTCCAACTCACCCTTGATCGCGTTTGCCCGGTCCTCGCTGGTCTTGAATAGATCGCGGTAGCCGGTCATGCCGCCTTCCTGTTGCATCTCATCCCATAGGTCGGCCATAGGTGAGCGTACTTGCGCCTTTCCTTTTGTATTGGCCCGCGATGCCCTGTAAATACCAATAATGGCGGGGACAATGTTCTTTAGGACTTGCGCCTTGTGCCCGGCAATCTGAGTTGAGGAAAGATTGAGTAAGGATGCTTGCAAGTCTCGCGTCAGGTTGACCACGCCAAAGACAGGATTGTATTGCGTGTTAATCGCGGCGAAATAGCGAGTGATTGCAGCGGATACCCCCAGCGCTCCCTCAAGTTGGGTCGCATCAAGATTCTTCATGGCGGCGGCCATACGCATCGCGCGCTCGTCCTGTTCGTTGAATATGACGGCTTTCTCTTGCACCTTTCCCTTGCTATCCTTGATCTTGGCGACGATGACATTAGCCCTGTTTTTATATTGTGGGTCGGCGCGCTCTTCCACGAGCCCTGTTTTCTCGTTGTAATGGCGTTGAGGCGCATTCTGGAAAGTCCAGAAATCAGGATTAGGATTCAGTTTGGCCAACCCGGCCAGGGATACCGCAACCCGGTTCTTTTCCCCTCGCACGATCGCACGTTCACGCTGTAAAGCAATGTTGGCAAGGATGTCTACCACTTTCCGCTTTGAGCCGGTACGGTGTTTTGCCTCTTTCCCTTTGATTGAGAAGCCCTGCCCTATTCCCATACCGCCATCGTGATCTTCGCGCATCAAGGGCACGTAATGCTTGAACATATTTTCCCATGAGTCGGCGGTGTCCTTGTCGATCAGTCCGTAGGAAACGTATAAATTGCGCGTCTTGGTGATGACGGCATCAACCTGCTTGGCGGTATTCTCAAGCGCGGTGCGTTTATCCGCGGGAAGGTTCGCGAGATAATCCTTTGCGTCTTTGGTAGTCATGCCGGATCCACCGTCAGGCATGTTTGGATCTCGATCAGCGATCAGGTTATTAGCCTCTTCCGCGTGGCGGGCATGCAGATATTTATCCAGTTCGTCTACAGTCTGTCCACGCAGTTTCATGCCCATCATGATCGGCTTGAGTTCGCGGTTCACGAAGTCTTGCGTACGCTTCGCTGCCCTGCCGTGGAATAGCTCCTCTTGCAGATAGGTGTTCCACTGGTCGGTAAGCTGGGCGCCGGTCGTTTTGATTGCTTCTACGACACGTTTTAAATCGACGTGCTTGTTCTGCAGGGTGTAGATCAGGTTGTCCATCTTTGACGGTTCAGGCGCATCCCATGAGGGATTAAACGGCGCATTCGATTGTTCTATCTCTATGCCGCCTTGCCCCCTGCTCTTGCCAAAAGATTTGCCTTTATTGTTCCCCGTGTGTGATGCCCCATTTTCATCCACGGCCGCGCGCAAGAATCCGTCTGTGATTAGGTCGCTGGCATTTCCGGCGGTCAAATCAGAAGCTGACCCATAAACAAAGATACTCTCCGCACCAGTGCTGCGGGAAAAGCGTCTTATTGCGGCTCTTGCGAACATTGGATTAGTGAATGTTGTTGACGGTATTTCGGCAATGGATCGCACTCCGGAGAGTCCGGATACCCCAATAAGCGTAACCCAGCCTTCTTTCTGGAACGATTTGCCGATAGCCGCAACGGCCCCTGGATGGGCAACTCGCTTCCCTATGTAGGGGTGTGGCTTTGAAGCCTTCAGGAGCATTTCTTCAGAAAAATGGCGATCTATTACCCTCGCAGATATCTTGCCATTAGGAAACATGATCTGTGCGTACTTATTGGAATTGATTATGACGTGCCCTTTCAGTCCGGGCACTAGTTTTGCCATTCCCTTTGTTGCGTCAATGTCGGCTTTGCTTGGGGTAGGAATTCCGGACGGGTGATTGTGAAGCATCCAATATCCGTCTGCTCCGGAGGATTCCATCATCCCCTTGATCCATGCCGCCCCTTGCTCTGGCGTCATGTCTTCAGGAAATATTGGGGTAGAGCCAGGAAGGCGAGATGTCACGCCGGAAGCGTGAACAATGCTGGCACCTTTGGTGAAGAAAATGCGGAAAGTTTCGTATTTCGGGTTGCGGTAGATCTGAGCTAGTTCGGCGAGTTTTGCCGGCGAGTCGATTTTTTGACCAATGAGGGCTGATACACCGTGTTTTTGTATGGTTTCGGCAATCCCATTTGCAAGGATTCGTCCACCCCGTTCACTCGATACGGTGCGCTTATCCCCCCGCACACGTGCAGAGGTTGTGTCTTTTTGGCTCGTTTTTCCATGAGAACCATCATAGTCGGTCGGTTTCTGTTTTGCAACCTTGTCGGCGGGTTTTATCGTTTCACTGATCTTAAGCAGCATATCTGCCGTGGCGGGGTCTGCCTTTCTCATCGCAGCCGCTTGCAGCCGGAACCATTTTGACTCAAGGGCGGCATCCGTACGCTTGCCTTCCATGACTTCTTTAGCGCGAGATACCGCGTTGCTTAGACTGCGTTCCTTGCCTATTTGTTTTGCCGCTGCCCGGCGCTTGATCAGCGATTCTAGAAGAGGTCGGATCGGGTGTGGTGCTGCGGCTTCCTTTGTCGGGATTTCTTTGTTGACCGGAGGTTGGGTTTCGCGTGGTTTGTTTTCGATCGCAGTGGCAGGCGCGGTATCGGTATTTTGAGTAGCTCCAGATGTCGATGCAAACCGTTTATTAGCATCGGCCATCAGTGCAACAAACCCGCGATCAGTCCCTTCCAAATGTTCAACACTGTTCGGCAGGTCGATCAGATCAGCTACATCCTGCCAATCCTTGGCGTGTTCAACTTTTCCATCACGATCCACGCTCACCGCCACACCCGGCTCCATGCCGGTATGGCCTTTAAGTAGTTGCGTGAATGTGGCTTGTGCTTTGGCGGGTAGCTTGAAATATGTCTCTGACCAAAACTTCTTTGCTTCCGCCGCTGGGGAACCATTCCGTTCCTCAAGCTCATCCAGCGCGGCCCGTCCTTGACTCTCCATTGCGGCGCGTTTGGCAACCTTTCCTAGAAGATTGGATAATCCATCCTTTGTTTTTGTGTTGGCATCGCGCTCTACCATCGCATCAGCAACAGGACGTACTTCTACCGTGCCACCCGGCCCCGCTACATTCTTAGCCGCTTGCAACACAGACTTGCTGCCATCGGTCGCCACGTCCTGAATGACGTTCCCTTGTTCATCCCGAGCAGTCACGGCATGGGTAGCGTCGGCTGGTTTCTCATCGATGCCATAACCAAGAGCCGTGCCCATTTGACCGTTTAAGGCGGCATGCAGGGTGGAGTCATCGCGATATAGGAGTGTGCCGCGACCTGGAACATCCGCAGACTTAACGCCTTGCGGTAATGCGTTGGGTAGCGGTTCCCCGGGTGTTAGTAATACTCCCGGCTTGCGGCCATCAGCCAGCGCATTGAGTTGAGCGTTGAGCGTTTCAACAGGTTCGGGAGTGGGGGCATCAGGCGCAGCAACCATTTTGTTGGCGTCACCAATATGGTTAGGCTCTTCATCAAAGATACTGCTCTGAATCGCATCCGGGCTTTCCGTTGACTTCCCGCGGATATCGTCTGCCTTATCCTTGCCAGTCGCGATGATGCGCTGCACGGCCTCTGGCGTTGATTCAGGGGCATTTGCTACGGCTGGATCAACTCCCTGATTTGCGCGTCGATCAAGTTCGGCTTGCGCTATTTCCTTTGCCTTCTTGCCACCCCGTTCAGCAGTGTATTTAAGAACTCCATCGGATTGCTCGGAAGCGGGTTTACCGAGGATCATTCCGGAACCGCCACCGAAGACGCCGCCGCCGATTGCGCCCATGGCGGCACCGAAAGCTGTGTCCTTCAGATTCTCCGGTGTGGTGGGATTGTCTCCGGCTGCCAGTTGTTCGATGGGATTCTGCGCGAGTTCTTCAGCACCCTCGATTGCGCTACCTTTGACGGCACCTTTCCCGATTGAACCGGCCAGCGTTGTTGCCGCGAACTTCTCGGCCATTTGCGCCCGCCCCTGCTTTGTCATGGCGGCAAGCGCCCAATTCTGAGGGCCAAACGCCACCTCTATACCAGCAACGGCAGCGGCTCCCATCGCTGCAATGGCCTTGGCTTTGGCTGATTGTTGAGCAGCGGGATCATTCGAGATTTGTTTCTCGCGGATACCGCCGTAAGACGGTAGCGCAGCGATTGCAGCGGGTCCAAGCCATGAGACAACCTGACCGGCAGCGGCTACCAGGGGCGCAGCAGGCCCGGCAAGCGGGGAGAGTGCGGTAATGCCCTGTCCTACGGCTCGCGCACCAATCATGCCCGCCATAGACGGCGCAGCGTTGCCTGTCGCTTCCGCTACAGCGGTGCCGGGTTTGTCTGCAATGTCACCCAGGCTATTTACTGCCGTGGGGTTTGCATCGATGACGGCTTGACCGTATTGCTTGACGGCATTATTGCTACCAGCACCGAGATAATCAGCCGCTACCTGTCCGGCGCCCTTGATATTCTGTCCGATCGTGCGTCCAGCAGAGTTGATAAATCCGCCTTCTTCGGGAACGGGTTCGGCGGAAGTGAACGCTTTCAATCCAATCTGATTGCTGCGTTTTATTCTTGCCGGGTCGGCAGCCAGGGTGGGTTGTGACTGCGCTTGATCCGCAATGCTCTTTTTGGGAGTGAGCATGGATAAGCCAGCATCAACACCCTTTGATACAAAGGATTTGACCTTATCAAGTTTCGATTCGGGTTTATCAAGCTCCCCACTGAACTCGACATAGCCGGGCGATTCGCCGTCCAATTCGCCATCAAACTCGGTGTATGCCATGCGGTCCTCTAAATGAAAAAGCCGCCCGGAAGGCGGCTTGGTACGATGCGGATCATGCTACTGAATACAGTCAAAGATAAATTCACTTGAGAAAATGGTCGGTTGGGCAACCATCCGGGCATATCGGTTATGTTTGGCACATTCTTTGTTAGCTAATTCCTGAGACTCAGATATGAACATATCTGGTGCTTTAACCACTACTGTTCTTGGACTCGAACTGACCACTCTTGCGGCACACCCTGATAAAAGAAGGCCAGCTAACAAGCAAACCAGTAAACTTCGCATAGAAACCTCCTACGGTTGAGTCTACAAGTTTACTCTGGAATGAAGCGTTTGCCATTCACTTCGTAAACCGGCTTGCCTTTGGACGTGCCTATCATCTTTGCGCCTTCGGGTAACTCATTTATTTTGGCAGGGGCAACTTTACCGCCGCCGCCAAGTTGACCGGCAACGGTATTCACCCGATCAGCAATATCATTATTGTTACCAAGGGGATCAAGTGTCTTTCCGACTAACCCCGCCGCTATTTTCAGGTTGGATGTTCCGAAAGAAGGTTTTCCATCATCGCCTGTAATTACGCGCTTTGAACCATCAGACATGATCGCCAATATGCCTTTATCTGTTTCCATCACTTTACGGACAGAAGCGGCCTTCGCGCCGCCGCCACTGGCACGACTTACGCCCAATCCACCTGCCGCATAAGACTTCGCCTTGGCGCGGCTTTCCTCGGCATTTGCCGTATATGAATCGGCTTGCGCATTGGCGACTTTTGTTTTGTTCTGGAATTCGGAAAATTTGTCCGCGTCCATCGTCGAAGCAACCATGTTTCTTACGTCCATGACGCGCTGACCAGTGCCCTCAATATTAATGTTCCAGCGATGGTCGTTAGGATCATCAGGCGCTACCTTCGTTGGGCGGTCAGCGAGTTTAATCCCGCCGCGCTTGAGGTTATCGATTGCCCCATCCACATCGTTATTTATCAGGCTCATTGCTCCATCGAACACCCCGCTTTTCTTTGCTCTATATATTCCTTCAAGCCATGGCGTTATTTTTCCGCCAAGACCATGCAAAGCGGCAGCGGCAGCTATGGCATTGAGTTTATCCGGCTCGTTTGCCAGGTTGCCGAACATCATTTGTTTTACGATTTCCTGACGTGGATTAATCTGTTCTTCTGGTGCGGTTTGCTCTGCCGGTGCTGGTGCCTGAGTAGGGGCAGCAAGGCTACCTGTTTGATATGCCGCTGCCGGATTGCCGGTCAATAATTCGGCATCGGGTAATGTGGTAGGAGAGGGGCCAGCCAATCCCGCTTGATTCGCCATGACCGGCGCTGTCTGCGCGGCAGGTTTGTTAGTTGCTCCAGCAGTGAAAATTGGTCTCAGGGAATTATCCAGTCCTTCATAGTCTTCTCCCTTTCCGCCGCCCCCGCCCCCGCCTTCCGCCTTGGCTTGCCGCGTTGCAAGGGCTTCTTCCTTAAGATCAAGATTTCTGTCACGTGCATCATTCAGCCCCCCGTAGTACTTGCTTTGCAAATGAAGCTGCATGATATTGTTAAGACCTTCGGCCAATCCCCCAGCAAATCCACTTGATGCCATTATTGCGCCCCTCCGTTTCTGCTTAACATCGCAAGCCCAGCCGCGTTAATGTTGTGAATGAATGGCTCCCCGACCAGTTGCACGGCTTCTGCATTAAGGACCGCCTCCCCATTTGAGAGTGCGACCGGCTCCTGCCCCTCGATCTCTGCTGGAATAGAATCACTCGTTGAAGTACCAGGTCCATTAATCATTCCCCCGGCAGCATAACCCTTTGTATACCGTTTCCTGATAGACGCATTTCGGCTTACATAAGGCATGGAAGATAGACCATATGCCCGGTTGTTCTTAATAACGCCGCCTGTTCTCAATCCTTTGAGGATGGCCGCACCTCCAAGTGATCCGACCAGACTCCCAACCCCCTGCATTGCAGCCATATTATTCTGGTTTTCCTGATTCCAGGCGTTCAACTGATTACCATATAACCCGAGCCCGATTTGTCCAGCGGAACCGTATGAGTTTGCCGCGCTGTTAAACGAATTATTAACCGCACCTACCCCGGCATTATTCATGTTCGCCCCGGTCGCCATGTTCCCCACGGCAGCATTCCCGCCATTCAGCGCCAGCGAATCAGCAGCAAGTCCGGTATTCGGCATATTGCGTCCGAAATTTGCCGCCCCGGCCCGAAGCGCTAAACCCTGAGTGATGACGCCGTTCCTGGCGTTATTCATTGCGCCGGCAGTATCTTTGGCTTGAGCAAGATTGGTTTCGTTATTGATTGCAGCGAATTTGCCTGAGTTTGGATTGACGCCCATGCGTTCCATATTGCGCTGGTTTGAATCAAGTGCGCCCTGATAGCTCTTGGTGACATCTGCCCCGGCCTGACTCGCCATCAGCGCTTGACGCTCTGGCGAATCAAAGTTGTTCGCGTCCTCCACCATTTTGGCTTCTACGGGCTGGAACAAGGTCTTGTACGTGTTCCATTGGTCGTCTGCCCGAGCGGTGTTTGTGTCGGCAGAGGCAATCTGTTGTTGTGCTATCTTCGCGATAAGCGGATCTTGTTGGGCCTGCCTTGTCTGATTCCAGGCGAGCGTTTGCTTTGCAAGATCCACCTGTTGCTGTCCGATCTCGGCATTGGCCGCGGCTGATTGGCCGATAAGGGGATCAGGCGGCGGCGGGGAACTTGAGCAATAGCAGATGTTTGGATTCAGGAATTCGGTATCTTGGTTAAGCCGTTTATCGTGTCTCATTATTTATTCCCTACAAAGGGGTTCTGATATGCGTTTTGCGTACCTTGGAATTCTGAGGACTGTCTCATTTTATTAATTTGTTCCCGTAAAAGAGCTTCCGAAAGCAATCTGGTAAGACGCTGCACTTCCGTTTCGGAATACGGTAAATGAATACCCGGCGGAACTTGTTTACACATGATCATTCTCCAAAACTTTCGATAATCCATTTTCAACGTGTTTGTAACCCAGCATTTTGAAGAACCTGCCCGCCTTGTTCACGGTCTTAACGCTTACGTTGATTTCCCGTACTCCTAGTGATTGCAATGCGTTTTCGCAGTAAGCAATAAAGTTTCCGGCCATGTTTCCAATTCTCGCTTCAGGCAGGAAATAAAGGGTATCTTCGGTAGCTATCAGCGTTTGCGTGTGCGCGCTTGGGGATAGATACATGGCACAGTTACCGAGCAATACGCCGTCGCTTCTCAGGGTAAAGAGAATGAATCGCCCCGCCCGTTCATAGCGTACGAATGTCTGGTAATCCGGATTGAAAGGCAATCCATGCCGGTGCGCTTCTGTTTCATTCCAGTGCGCTTGGTGTAGCGGTCGCATCTCGTCAACAATATCTTCCATTCGCTCTACAGCGAAGGTGAAGCCCTGATAATCGGATGGCCGTATTTTGTCGATCACATCTCGAGATACGACAGTAGGCAATCGGTTCGCGAGCACGTAGATGTCCGCCGCTATTTCCGGGGTCATAGGTATGCCGATATTCGCTTTCAGAATCCTTAATAGTTCCTGGCTCATCCGTCCATCCTGTTCAATAGTTGTTCTAGGGCATCCTGGATAGTGTTGACGTAAGCATATAGCGCTTCACACTCCGTTTTGGTCGGCGTGGCTGAGAATGTCAATGTCTGGAAACTTGGCGGAGTAATTGCGTTATCCCGTCGCCCGACGATTGTTTCCAGCATGGTTTTTAACCAATCGGGAGTATCTGATGGGATGCCCGGTTTCTTGATACCGGCAGAGCTCGCTGCTTGCGATGACAGGAAGGCATCAGCGACTATCCCGGCATCAGCGGTTTTACCGGAAAAACTGCCCGCGCGCCGTATTCCGTAGCCAGAAGAACCGAGCCGTGTAATTGCCGCCATAACTTAGGTAATCACAAACGTGTCGCCCGATGCAGGAGCGGTCGTCAATGCGGTCACGGTAAATGTCGGGGTAGCAGATGCGGTGCTCGCAGTAATGTCCGTACTCTGCCCACGCAGTGCCGCCGTGGTCGTGTTGTCAGAGAAGGTAATTATCCTACCCTTGAACTGCGTGGAAACAGATCCTGCCGGGGTAAGGGCAGACGAAACAACGCTGGTCGTGGTCGAACCCGCCCCGACTGTACCGATCACATTCCCGGCCAGCGCCCTGTCAAAAGCGGTCGCATGCGCAGTGCTGTTCTTGACCGCTACCAGATTGGCATCTACCACGCCCGCGCCGGTAAAGGTGAGGCTATCCGTCTTGGCCTTGATTGCAGCGGTATCAACTTTGGCGGCCGCAATATCCGCCGCAGTCGATGCCCCAGCAGGGGCACCAAGCCGCACATAAGCATCACCCGTCAGGAAGTCGGAAACGCGCTTGCCTATGCTGCCAGCGGTCGTTAACGCCGATGTGAGCGCGTCCCATATTGCCTGTATTCCGGCAGATGACAAGCTGAACCCGGTCTTTGTGGTCAAGTTCGTTACCGTGTCGATCGTGCCGGTAATGTTGACCGTGACCGCGGCATTCGCGCCGGCAATCATCAGCCCACCCGCCGCACCCGCCGTGGCTGATGGGAGAAAGTCTGTCTTGGTCTTAACGTCGCCAACTTTGGCGTTTAAATTGTTGCCCATGATGTATCCGGCCGAGCCTGAACCATAAGCGCCAGGAAGAGAAGTAGTCCAGGGATCGCCCGCCGCCCCCGCCGCATTGAGTGCATATCCAGTGGTTCCGCTGGTCAAGTGTCCAGATAGCACAACGTCCCATACCGCGCTCGCTACCGTAGCAGCAGACGGAGCACTTGCTCCATTCAGCGCCGCCCCGGTACTGCCACCAGTCAAATGGCTTGCAATTACCGTATCCCATACCTTATCAGCCGCAGTCTGAGTAATATCCACTAGGCCGCCCGCCGTAATCGACATTGCGCTGAAATTCGTCGGGAATGATTGTGTTAACGTGTATCCGGTCTTGCCTATGTTCCAATCGCCCTTGCCATTCAAGGCCGCCGCTGCGATACCAGCCGCCGTTAGCCAGCCGGAGGTAATCGCCGGCAGATCAACAATGCCCGATGTGGTTTTAAGCTGGGCCGTTCCTGTTCCGCTTGTGACAATCGCGCCAGCGCTGCCGGATGCCACGTTAGGCATGGCAGTAAGCCCCTGACGCACCGCGTCTTGAGGGTCAAATGCCACGATTTCAAATATGGTGTCCGTTGGGTCAGCGCCGGTAGCGCTTGCATGTAGGATTAAGGGGCCATTCGTACCTGAGTCAGTCGCGTTTCCGGCCACCTTGTACCAGCCGTTAGCAATCTCTGTTACCGCGCCGGATGGTGAAGCGAATGCCGCGCCAGCTTTGGATAGCGTGACAGTCGGAGTCAATCCGGTTTTTGCGCTTATGTGATCAGTGGAATCGATCATCATGAACAAGAGGGGATAGGCCGTGCTGCCATTCTTTATTTGATAGCTCATCGCATTGCCTGCCTTGATCCAGTCCTAGAACCATAAACTGAAAGGGTTGATCGGAAATTTGCTGCTGATGGAGGAGGAGGCGCGCCGGGAGTGATCCTTAATTTCGGCTGCACCCCTCTAATCAAGCGCCAGGGATCTTTGTATATTGACAAAACTTCCGGTGCGGGGAATGCTCGATTGAACACGCCAACGGTGTCTATATCGCCATTCCAATACCCCGCACCACCGCTATACCTTCCGACAGATACAGTTAAAGCTGTTGATGGGGCTGTTGCCGAGGCACTGCCAACTTGAAAACCGTTGACGTAGAGAATACGGTTAGTACCGTCGAACGTGCCGCATACAAAATCGCGCCCCCCGACGACTTGCTGCCCCCCGACGCATCCTTCCAGCGAAGCGTTATTAATGATCCAGGCATATTGCGATGCGCCGTTAGAACCAAGAAAAAACCCGGTGTCGTAGGCTGTTTCTACTATTCGTACGTAAGCGGTATTAAGCGCGGCGGGGCGCACCCATGCGAATACAGTGAATGCGGCCCCAGGTGTTATAGTACGAGTGCTGACAAGGTACTGGTTGCTTCCATTAAAACTTAGCGTTTTTCCTTGCTGCCGAACCACTGGAGTGGGGGTGACTCCGGGTATTAGGTGATTGCCTTTAGCTAAATCTCTCCCACTACCGTCGTTGAATAGCGACAGTATTTCGGCATTACCGTAATTAGGCGAAAGCGATACAGGGCTTTGAGGTTGGCTATTACGCCTGTAAGGAAGGATTATCCCGGCCACCGTTTACACCGTCTGCGCTTGAATGCGCTCGTAATGGAAGAAGTGATTCCCGGCTGTTGAGTCCAAGGCAACTCCAGAGCTTTGCGTAACAAATAGCCCCCAAAACGGCGGCATGAAACCGAAAGCATTTGCGATGCTGCGCGGGGGCATGTCAAGAACACGTCCAGTGGTGGCGTCTACTTTAGCGGTCCATAACCAAACCAAACATGCTTGGGCAACATATGCTGAGGTCATGGTTTTGTTGGCATCCGTTCCCGTGATTCCGTCCGGATAGGTCGGAGTGCCAGATACAATCTTTGTTGGCGCGTAGGCGTAAACATCTACCTGCATATCGACAGTTGGGCTTGTGCCTAGCTTTATTGATCCGCTTACAGCGTGATCTAAGTCAAGGTTTGTTGTGTTATCAACCGCTGTACTCGCTCTCCCCGCCCATGATGTGGAGGAAGCCAGAGAAGCTATGGCACAGGTAATGGCAACGGTGCTCGTTGACGGGTATTTTACTTTTATGTCAGCAGCCATTATCTATTCCCCAATTGTTCTTCTGTCATGTAAGGCAACCCGAGGACTTCGGCGCGGGAGGCTTTTTTCGCAGCCAAGGAGATCATGAGATTCTTGTTCGTAGTAGACAGCTTGCTCAACGCTTCCCAGGCATTCAGTAGGGTTATATTGTCGGGGTCCGAAAGATCAATGCCGCCAGACGAGCCGCGCAACACATCAATAATCGACATAGCGGACGGGCATAGGGGCGAGGATTGGTTGTCGGCCTCCTGCTGTATTACCAATCGCATGCCTGTTTTTGCCGCCCATTTTGTAAGATTCGTGCGGTCAATAATTCCAGTAACCGTCTCTGTCTTGGCATTCAATAATTCGACTACCGCACCCGGATTGTCAGGCAGAAGAGCGCTGTAACCCTTCCCTGTTGGGTCATTGTTTATTTCGTCGCCTAGAATACTCATAGCGGCATCTCAATATTCGGCCCCAAGCGGGCTGCGTCAAAAGCTATGTTCATACGTATAGCGTCCTCATAAAAGCGTTGTGGTAATTGCCTGCCGAGCACTTCTTTGATGTAGGCATGCTCGCAGTGGTCTGGCCCTTGGAAAATGTAGAATCCTGCGTCTATGATGATTCGCAGCACGTTAAAGAAAGGTATGAATCGGGTCCGGTAGCAGCGAGACGACAGCGTTTCGTCGGCCGATCCGCCGAGCGTCACGTTTAGGAGCTGATCCCATGCGATGAAATTCTGATAGGCGTACTCTTTAAACCACGGCCAGAAGGTCAAGATGAACCAATGAAACATATTCACTCCCATGAAAAAAGCCGCACTAGGCGGCTGGTTAAGTCAAGGATATTCGAGAGTTATTTTTGGGTTGAATCTTCCGGCTATGCCTGCTTCAATCCATCCATAGTCTCAGCCAGCACTACACCCGTTACTTTCACATTACCGGATAGCACCACTTCCACGTTATCGGCTTTGTACCCGGTCGGCAGCCGGAATGCGCGGCTGTTAGTCACGCTCCTGGATAACTTCAACTCGCCATCGGCCCATAACTGGAACTGCAAGGAGTCGATGGACAGCGCGGGGATAGGTAACATCTCATCTCCCCCAATTTCGTACTCTCCCAGCGAGGGGTCAGCGAGCCCATCGTTCATAAGGCCGCCAGTGATGAGCGCTTCGTTAGCGTCGATCACACCCTGATACGAGCCACTGGAAGCCGCCGATTCCGCTTCCGTCATGGAAAAGTCTGCGTCGATCTTCGCAGCGCCGTAGTTAATCGGTGGCGCGGTTACGAACGTTTTGCTTCTCCATTCGTAAGAAAGTTTTGTGCCAACATCGCCTTCCCACTGATAGATTTTCTTGTCGAAGGCGACGTATAGTTTCCCGGTCCAGGGATCCGCCCAGATATCCGTGATCCGCTGGTTGATCTTGATAAAGCTGGCGGCTTCTGCCTTGTCGATCACGAACATAAGCGAGCTACCATCAGCGGTATATCCGCAGTAGTAGCGGTTATCGGCAGAAGTGGCGATGAAGGTCGATGGGTTGAGTTCGGACCATTCTTTTTGCGTGAATAAATCCTTGGTAACCACGTCCACGGTCGGGCCTATGATCACGAATCCTTGTGGCGCTGCGTATCCAACACCAAACGCAAATGTCGCTACACTGCTTTTTGACATGCACGGCCATGCCACGCCCATAGCCTCCATGCCGCCGCCCATCGTTACCGGGTCTACGCCGGTAATGGTGAATGGATTGCCTTGCGTCATGCCGACAAGTGTTGTGCCATTGACGCCGATCGCCACAATATCTTCGTCGTAGGTTTGCCGGTAAGCGGTCGGCCATGCGTAGGGTTTGAAAGGCTCCGAGAAACAAACCTCGTTTCCGAAGAATCCGCAGGCTATTCCGTTCGCCATGATGATGATTCCCCTCATATCGGCGGGAGGCATCAGCCAATTTGTGGAGGGCAACACTTCATTTACTGCGGCAACGGTGTCAGATATGGTGTCGTTATAGGTTGTCGTGGCAACTGACAAAGTAACCAGGTAGTGATATTCGGTGCCGCTCGCGCTGGTCAAGGTGCGGTATATCCGCTTCGTCATGCCAGTAGTGTTATGTGGCGCGTTGCGGGTCCAAGTGCCGCCAGAGGAATAAGTCTGTGTCGTGGATAGCAGGAACACGACATCATTACCGCTTATGCTTACGATCGCTTGGGTACCATTAAGATCAGTCATGCCGGCCACTGAGGCAATGGCAATCTCTTCCCCGGCCCGGAGTCCGAACACACTATTAAATGTGGCGGTCACATATCCGGCGGATGGTGTATCTTTTACCGCGGCTGATATGGTCCCGGAGTTCGGCGGTGCTGCATCCATGCCGGAGAGTGCCCAGGTATCATCAACCTTTCCGGTAGCCAGGGTGGACACCGGCGAGGGTGCGGATTCTTCACCCCAAGGGGTCACAAAGGTATAGACATACTCCCGTGTTACCGCAGCACCTATGCCTCCGGAGGGCGTAACGGTCGGCTTGGTAATCGGAGGGGTAACACCCAGCACAAAGCACCCGGAAGGGTAAGGCCCGACTCCGGAGGTTGCTGTGTCATAGTCTGACGCACGCGGCTCACCATCGCCGGTATAGTAGAAACGCCTTGATGTATTCCCGGCAATAGGCGATCGGGCTACGTCGACGTCCCGCTCCCATGCCAGCCACTTTTCGTTGCCGTCTTTTTCCATGCGGAACATGGAAACGATGTCATTGGTAATGACAGGGGCGAATACCAGCAGTGGCCCGCTACGTGGACGCAAATCGCCGGACGTTAGAATGCAATTTGTCGCTACTTGCGCCTGATTCGGTCCAAGCAATTGCTTTGCCAGCCGCGGGACCAGCCCGGAGAAACCGGCTATGCGGAATGCGGTCATACCCGACTTGCCTTTTTCCCTTCACATACCGCTCGTTCTTCAGCGCGCCGTTTGACGAGTCCAGGCAGAACCTTTCTTCCCGGTCCATACTTGAATGCTTCAATTCGTTCGCAGGCTTCCGCGTATTTACCTGAATTGATCAGATCAATAAGGTTTGGTGCCTTACCGGGTTCAGCTTTCCTGCAAAATGCGCCCACGCCAATGTTGTAAGCCAGACTGACATACGCTTCATACTCGTATTGGAATAAAGGCGCTGTAACGCATTTCTTCACACCCGCTGCGTATATCCCCTCAACTTCGTCCAATAATCGCACCAGCGACCGGGCCGGGGTCGTTCTATCTCCCATTTTCACGCCTTGAGTAGTGCCAAACCCGATAGTTGGCACATCGCCGGGGGCAGGGATATACGCCTCATCCTGATAACCCTCATGCAAGGCAATGCCAACAAGCGTTGACGCGGCCAGCACCATGACTGCTACGGTAGAGCGTACTTGTGTAGGGCTTGGATTGATCATACGCTGGGCGGGGTAATACCCAATTGCTGGTCAATGGCCCTGAAGACGACTACTGAGCCGCCGAGAACCATATTAATAAGCCCAACTGTCACCTGTGAGATTTCAAAATGGGGCGCAACAGTCGGAAGTAACTGCAGGACAATGGAAAATGCCACAATCAGGTAGGCGGAATACATGCTGTACGCTTTCTTAAGAATGGTTTTCCAGTTTGAGATAAGTGTCATGGTTGAATATCCAGGCGTTCTTTCATGCAGTCCAGTTTCGCTCTCGCTGCCTCTTTTGGATCTTGGATATCAAGATTCAGGCAGTCGGCCAGCGGGTTTGTGAGTTCAGGCTCATCTGGTTTTTCCGCTGGCTTTGGTGCCGCCTTGCGAGGTTTCGCCGGTTCTTTCTTTGGTGCCACTATTTCGACAGGCGGAGATTCGGGAATAGCGGCATCCGGCATCTCTGCCGTGTTCTTATTGCTGATAGGTGGAAAAGTGCATGCCGCAAGAATGCTTACCAGAATAAGTAGATAGCGCATCATCGTCTTCCCCTCGGCCATTGTTCGATAATCCGGTCAAGTTTCTCGTTAAACTCGCGCATGGTTTCTCGTTGTTCGACTCGCACGGATTTGATCTCTTCGCTGAGTCGCTCATTGGTGCGTTCTTGATACGTTTCCCCACGTTTTAGGGTGGCAATATCGTTCTGTAAAGAGTTGTACGTGGCTATGCCCGATGCAGCGAGCCCAGCGACCGCAATAATGCCGCTGAATGACAGCGCATAAGTAGACGGACCTTTTCGCCGCTCTTCTGGTTGTTCTTCCTCTTCGTCTTGGTTGTGTTGCATCAGAAAAGGCTCAGTAGGATTACGATAACAACCGCTGCAGCACCCGCGAGAATGGCGGCAGTCCAATCCGACGCCTTCAGCTTGTCGAGAAATGAATCAGCTTGGGCATCTGCTTTCACGTTCAATTCTTCTGCTTTTTCTTTCCAAATCGGTGTTGGCACGTTGCCCCCTATAAAAAAGGCCACCCGATTGGATGGCCTTATTTGCTGCGCGAAGTAACGCTATTAGACCGTCGCTTGTCCGGCGTCGGTATTCACGGCGGCACCGGCATCGCTGGTGCCAGAATTACCGCCCAACACTGGCAATCCAGCAGTTTCGACAGGTGAGCTACCGGTATTACTACCTTCGGCATTCCCACCAGCGGTGTTTACCGGATCGGTCGTGCCGGTGGTAGATACCGGCAGACCAGCGGTAGCGGCTTCCTCGTCGGTAATGACTTGTGCGGCATTTGCTTTTAGCGTGGCAAATTGTTCGGGAGTCATAACAATCCCGACTCCTGGGGTAGTGCCAGCGGCTTGCATGTCAGCGATATGCTGATTCAGCAAGTCGATAGATGCCTGGAATGCAGCATCCTTCACTGCAAATGCTTGTTGAAGAGCGACAGACTGCGCGCGCTCGGCTTGAATTGTTGCTAATAGATCTTCGTACTCACCAGCCATTTTGTTACTCCTTTCGGTTAAAAAATCGAGTCGTTTATCAGTTTCAGATAATTTGTCGTAAAGCCATTTTTTCATTTAATGCCCCATATTAAAAATCACAGTGATGCGCCGAGGGTAAAGAGGTTATCGAGTTGCGATTCGGTGAGCGCGAGTTGTGCTGCGATAGCGGCCACAAGAGGGTGTGATCGGAGCACTTCTGATGAGTAGTCCCAAGTAATTCTGGACTCTTCGTCCGCCCCAGAAATAAGCGTGTTTGCTTGGGCTAGATAACCGGATTGATATAACGCCAGCCTCGCTTGGCGCATGGTGATTACTGTGGGAATTGTGGCAGGCGGAACGCGCAGGGCATCAGCCTCTTGCTGAGTAATGGGCGCGAGTTCCGGATTGATAAATGCATCCTGTGATCCGTCCGATTCGAAAGCAAAAACGTTGTTGCTTGCATCCTTAAAATATTTCATGATTACCTCAGTTCGAACCACGAATTGATGGTGAATACTCCAGTCCCAGGTGCTACGGCATAACTTGAGCCATTAGGAACCAGTATCCCGTTAGCGCTTATGAAACCGTTATTTACGTAAGCAGCGGGACTGTATGCAACGTTAACCCCCCCAATAGCAACATTAAGCGCGCCACCTGCCACAGAGACAGTTCCCCCTATGCATAAAAGAATTGGCCTCCCGGTCGAGTTGGTGTATGTGGTTGATACAGCGCGGCTACCTGTGACGTTTTGCCATGTCTGCCCCATACCAAGAACAGTCGCCCCAAGATTTGCTGGCGTCACAGCCCTGACTGCATCCGTGCCTGTTTGTGCCTCAGCATTTGTTGCAAGTTCCACAACCCCTGTATTAGAAGTATCAGCGGCTTGTTTCAATGCAGCAAACGCTGCTGCTGCTGTGCTTGCGCCCGTTCCGCCGTCGGCAATAGCAAGGTCAGTTATTCCGGCAACAGATCCGCCAGTAATCGCCACCGAGCCAGCGGATTGCGTAGCAACACTTCCTAATCCAAGCGTAGCGCGCGCCGTGGCCGCGTCCGCGTCATCCAGTAGTGAGCGAATGTACGCGCTGAGTCCGGTCAATGCAGCCGTGCCGCTGCCAGTGAAGTATGGCAATTGATCGGCAGCAGAGATTAGCGCACCGATAGCCTGAAGATTTGTGTTGCCGAGAGATTCGAGCAGGGCAACATTGACTATTCCAGCAACAAAGTAATCACCAGCCGCCCACGTGCGCGCCGTGGTTCCATCCAGCCCACGTCCTCCAGTGGCAATAGTCATGGCATCGGTACTACGTGCGCTGATCTTCACCACTTCCCTGTTACCGGAAGCGTCCTTGAATATCCCGTAGAAGTAATCACCCGCGCCGAGCGACGGGAAGAGAAGGCCAGTCCCCGCCGCCACGGTAAAGCTAAGTCCCGTTGTGCCTGATGGGGCAGAGCCTACGACTGCTTTCCCGAAATTGCTAAACTTTAACCCCATGATCTGCCCCGGCTGAGAATGGCGGTTTGAAGCGGTGCGCGCGTATAGGTGTTCGCGACACGCATACCTGCTTGTCCCGCTTTAATCGTGAATTGCTGTTGATAGTAGGTAGCCATCGAAGGGTTGCTGTACGGCTTCTTGGGCGATAGCATGAGCCGCCCCAGCGCCCCGGCGATGATGCCATCGCGGTATTCGTTGAAAATAGAATCGTCGACGCCGGTAGCGGCAGGCGAAGGCTTGAGCGCCACAGTCATGGTGAGCGTACCGGCCACATCGGGTGTCGGGACGAGAGTTGCGGATGTCGCACCACCTAAAACATAGGTTGGCGTCCCGGTCTGGTTGCGCCAGTCGGCAATCAGTATCCCCGATTCAGCGGCATTGCATTCGATAGCCGTTCCCGCGAATTCTGCATAAGTAATGGCATGCACCACCGCACCGGAAGGCGGAACAAAGGCATATACAGCCGTGGCCGCCACTACCGAAATGTCAGGATGTTGATAGCGCCATACCAAAGACTGTTCACAGAAGGCAATGGCAGCTTGGCGTAGTGCGTTATCAATCATCAAGAACGGGCAGCCGGGCAGATCAGGTACTACTAGATCGTAGAAGTCGGTCCATAGCTTCATGCTGGCGCCACCGATCCGAACAATTGCGCGAAGGCCATGGCACGCGGTTCGTTCATTTTCTCGTCATCGATCGTTTCGGCCCGGAACGTCACATAGTCGGCCACTGTTTGCACGTAGCTCGCGTCCATCGGGAAAGTGTCGGCCAGCGCATTCTGACCAGTGGGCAGATTGGCGTATAACCCGACGAACAGATCAGGGCGTCGCAGCCAGAGCTGCAACATTCCATGATTGGCGAACGTAACCAGTTGCGCGTCGGTAACTCGCACCTTGTCGCTGTCATTCAGCGGGACGCGCGCCAGGTCCACGACTGTCTGATAGGTAAAGGCCATTACCCGAGTTCTGCCTGATGTTTCCCGAACAGCGCGATCACCTTGTGCCGCAGCGAATCTTCGCTCAGCCGCTTATCAAGCCGTTCGTTGTATTCGCGCTCGGCAAATTGCACCAGAGATGCCTTATCCATGACATGAAAATCAATGACCGGTAGCGGCTCTTCGGCGGGTTTCTCGTCTGGTGTCAAGCCGATGGGTTCGCCGCCTTCAGTTTCTGCTTCTACCTTTACCCATGTATCGCGGTAATGCAGCAGCCGCTCGGCCACTTCAGGCGTTACATTGCGTACTTGCTCGGGCTCCCAATACAAGCCAATGCCGCGGATACTGTCCTGCTTGTTGCATTTCCCTATGTATTGCACTTGTGCCATAGTCGAACTCCATAAAAAAGACGGCTCCGTAGAGCCGCCCAGGTACACCAGCAGCGATGATTCTTACTTGATACCTTCGGCCTGTCCGGTAGCTATCGCGGTTACAACACCAGATGCGAACGTGGTCGCGGATACGGTCAAGGTCAGCGTGATATACACATCTTTCTCGAACTTGATGGGCAGAAACACGCACGATTTGCGCCCCGCAGCAGTCAGGAATGTCCCGGTTGCCGAGAAGTAAGTGGCGTTTGCGGTAGGTCCGTCAGCAGCATTGACCGGCTCATACCCGATTGATGCAGACATAGCCGTGCCACCCGTATCCAGGTCATCGTTATTGATGTCCAGTTGGGTAATCAACATACCGGCAGGAATGCGAGTCGGACGGTAAACATCACCAGATGCGCCAGCAGTTGGGGTAACTGATCCGTAAATTACCAGACCATTACCAGAGGCACCCATCGGACGCGCTTTGGTGTTTAAATCTGTTGCGTTGAAACTAGCCATTTGTAAATCTCCTTGCGAATTAAAGGACTAGAAGGGCTGTGAAAGCCCCGCTTATGTCATGATGGATTACAGGGGAACGGCAGAGTCCACCGCGATCACGCCAAAATCGGTCGGTACTTTGGTGCCGGTGCCGTCATCGTTGGAAAACCGGGTTTTCATGTGGCCGCATGCTTTTTCGCCCATGACTTCCAGGTTGCTCTCGAAGTTGTACCAGTGCTCTTTCCACCCGAATTGAATGCCGCTGATCTTGGTTTTGCCATAAGCAATACCCAAGGCTTGAGCACCCAGCAACAGACCGCGTTCCACCGCATAACCAGCAGTCAGCGAACCATTGACGGTTTGCGCACTCTCGGTTGCGGTTGCGGCATTGCCAGCAGTAATAATCTGCGTGCTGTCGCTCGGCATGAAGCGGATGGCACGCTCGTTTTTGATAACGAGAATGCCGTTCCACATACCGACTTCGCCAGCAAACAAGGGGTGTTTGGTGTCGAAATAGGCCGCGCGATTAACCGCGTTTTGCTGGAATGCGCGTAACGAGCCTTCCGTCAACAGTATGGAATACTGGTTAGGAGTCGCCAGGAATACCCACATTTTGGATGTCTGCGCGGCTTTGTCTCCGTCCATTTTGCACGGTTGCAGAGGCTGATCCATATCGTCCAGCTTCTTGCGCAGCAGATCCAGGTGAGTCAATTTCAGGGCATCGGTGGAGGCGATGGATGCGAGTTGTTGCCCACCAGCAGTCAAGCCCGAACCATTCACCACGAAATGCCGGTTATAGGTAGGGGCCTTGACCGCGTTGACCATGATGCCCGCAAAGCTTGATGCACTTTGCAGTGGTATGGTCCAGTCCTGTCCCATTTGCGAACCGCGGGAACCGGCAAGATGCACCAGCGTGGTTTGTGCTGATAGGCGGGGGAAATAGCCCGACAATTGCGCCAGCGCAATCTCGCGCAGTTGCCACTTGGTGCGCTGTTGAGACATGCTGCCACCCGCATCGATCACTTTGCTGGACAGGTCAATCTTGATGTCCATCGATGAGAATGCAAGGACATTGCCTTTGCCTTCACGGTTGACATCGCCCATCAGCGGTTCGCCGCTTACAGTATCGACCAGATCAAGCGACACGGTGTCACCCGGAACCTTCATCAGATTGTCGATACGTACGATTGGCATGCCTGGTGCGGATTGGCCGGCCACCTTCTGCATTGCAGAGGTTGGTTCGACCGGGCCGATCAGGTTGTCCATCGCTGTAGTTGCTTTCAGCGTATTTGCAAATAGAGCGGCGCTGTACTGCTTAATTGCAATAGCACTGCCGCTTGCTACGTTAGTTTCAGCCATTTCAAATTCCTTTAATCAAGTTCGGCTCTCATGGAGCGCGCCTTATGGTCAGGCATCTTCATAAGCTTTTGGGTGAGCTCCAGAGGGCTCAAGTTTGCCAATAGCTCACTTTCAGATGCAGGATTAGCGCCGCCCTGAATATCCGATAGGGTTGTGGGTTTCCTTGCCGGTGCGGCTTTGACCTTGGCTTCTGCCTCGGTCTTTTGCTTCTCCGGGTCGGCGGGTTTTTTTACTGCGGAGGCATCCGGCATAATGGCGCGCACACGGCGGACAACTTCATCGAACCGTTCGGCATAGGGCTTCTTTGCCCATTTGCTGCTGGTTCGTAGGATTTCATCCTGCTTCAGTGCTTCATCCCATGCTTCCGGGTCGTTTGCTTCCCAATGTGTCAAGTCCGGGTTATTTTCCTTGGCTTCGGCTACCTGTTCTTCCACGCTTTGTTTGTTGGCGCGCTGTGCTTCTTCGCGCTCGCGCTTCAATTCATTAAGCGTTTCTTCCAGTTTTTCGCCTTGCTTCCGGCTCCCATCGAGTACTGAGGTAATAACGGTGTGGAGTTCCGGCATGTTTTCCTTGATGCTCTCAAGGTGCTTTGCCAGGGCGTCATCAGCCACGGCAACGTCTTTGCCCTTGGCCTCTTCCTTATCCTTCAGCAACGCTTGCAGTTTCTCCGTGGCTTCGGCTTGCGCCGTTTGTGCCGCTTGAAGTTGCTCACGCAGTGAAGAATTTTCTACCCGCAATTCCTTGTGCTTCTCGTAGGGAATAGTCCCTTTGCCGCTCTTATTCAGAACGACCGGATCCTTGTCGTTGTCACCTTCCGCGTCGCCCGCGCCGTTAGCCGCGCCTTTCACTGCCTGTTCGGGGTCGTCCTTGGTGTCGCCTTTATCCGCTTGCGTTGCCAGAATTTCGGCGAGATTGTTGGGATCGTTTTCCAACATCTCGATTTGTTCCGGCGTCAGGTTTGCAATTTGCTCATCGGTAAGCTGATCCATTTCCATTGCCTCATTCCTCCACTACATATCGTCGTGAGCACGCCGCTTGCGCGGGGTTAATAAAATCTACGGTATCGCCGTTAGCGCGTTTTGAACTGTCCGGAAAATTCGTACAGTTGAAACCTTCAAAGCCTGGTGTAAGCGGACTTGTCCACGTACACGCTTGTATTCCCATCGCTGGGCTGGGTTTGCTGGGGCATCGCTGTTTGTCCCAATAAAAAAGCCGCGCAATGGCGGCTTGGTGTTTAGATCTTTTAAGGTAAAGCTTAAATAATGGTCAGTCCGAAATCGGTGTAATACCCCACACGGCCATCGGTAAAGCGCGATACAGTTCTGATAGTTCCGCTTCGGAGCAAATTTGCTATACGCTCTCGGTAGGCCTCGACCTGAGGTCTTGTGATGTATCCCATAGTGCCGTGGTCATACTGATAGTAAAACGTGCGCTCTATGCCCAGCGCGGCCATTGTGAGCATGCAGCGCGCAATGATTTGCTTGGCTTGTAGGTCGGTCAGGTTTATGACGTCGCCGCCAATCGGGGCGCTTTCCGTATCCCATGTCGGCAATGCGGAAACGCTTGCCGTAGTCTTGCATGCGTTCACCCTGGCAATGCACCCGGCCAGATCTTCAACCTTGTTCACGGATGGGAGATACAAATGGACGGCGATAATATCAACCCACTGAGCCATTGTCCCGCTGGCACCATCCGATGCAGACATCATGCCGGTGAAATAGGTGTCGGAGGTTCCAGAGGTCGCGGCCCAACCTTGAACCGCAGGGCAAATAATCTTTGCGGTAGGGTCTACAGCCTTGATTGCTTGATTCGCACGGCGCACCATTTCCGATAGCTTGGCGAACGTTCCGGAGAAGAAGAAGCCCGATCCGCTGGTAGTTGTGCCGTCATTGCCGAGATTCGGCTCGTTCCAGACTTCGTAATATTGAATCTTTCCCTTGTATCGGGTGGCCACCGCACTACAAAAGTTATCCCATTTCGTCATGTCTGAAGGTTCGGCTTGTATACCCGGACTTCCGGCACCGTACGCGCCCACTTCCGTTGGCCTGGCTGAGTAATTTGTGAACACAGGAGTTCCGAACAGTACAAACACGAGCGCGCGTCCTGCCGCATAGTGGGTGTTAACCCACGCATCCATCCCGGAGCCGACCCAATCATAAACCCCCGCACTCGTCTCGATCTGATTCCAGCGCAGCCCCGCGTCGTGCGAACGCACCGCTTTAACTGTGATTCCCGGTAACTTATCGTTCGCGCGTTTCTGTACGTGCATACCAAAGAATGTCTCAGGAACCGTAACGGGTGATGCAGATAAAACGGTAATCGGCAAATTCGGAATGGCCAGCACATTGGCACTGAGCCCAGCGAAGTCTGCCGGTTCGCAAAATGTGGCGCGATTGCCGGTAAAGTGCGCACCGTAGTGCGACTTGGGATAGCCAGAGCTAACCCCATTCGCGATTACGTAGTCGGTCATGATCCTGGATAGTGCCAGATTGAATAGCCAAGCAGCGTAATGGACTCCGATGCGACTCCAGCCGCGCCCCAGGCGCATTTGAAAGATACGGTAGAGTCGTTCGCGGTATTGATTGCCGTTGCTATCCGCGCGTTATTTGTCAGCGAGAAAGTGATTGCGTTCGATGTTTTTTGGCTGGTCAGGCTATTCAGATTGATGATGTCCGTGAGGAGCGAAGCGGATTTATAGCCATTTGTGGCGATAGACGGCGCCCCGATTTCCGTTGCCCCGAAATTCAACCCCATAATTTTTGTATTCGTTGACGATGAATACTCCCATTCCGACACGATGGACAGTTTGCTGTTCGGCCCCATCAGCCCGCCGGGAATGGTTACGGATTGCAATATCCCGTAAACGTTATCTCCCGAAACGCCATTAGATGACCGCGTCCAGCCAGCATAGGACTGCGCCACTTGCACCGGGACAGGGCAGAGAATAGCGACTCCTGCACTGATCTGCTGTCCTTCGATAACGGTTCCGAGATCCGCCACGGTGCCTGCCGGGAATTTATCCCCGGTCAGGGTTGCATCAGTAATAAATTTAATCATTATGATCTCGTTTGGTTTTCACTCTTAGCGGCAGGATCCGCCAGCACAGCTGCCGCCGTTTTCTCGTCCAGCGCCATTTGACGCTCGGCAATGGATACTTTCTCAGCGCCGATAGTGGCATCGGCATGAATCTTGATAGCCTGGAGTTCCAGGGCCTTATCTTTAAGCTGTATCTCAGCCTGCGCAACCTGGGCTTTCAAATCTTCGATTTGCGCTTGCAGCTGCATGGTTTGTTGCTGAGCTTGGGCATCGCTGGCTATTTTTTGGACTTCGGCCTGTAGTTTGGCAATCTGTGCCTCTTTCTCAGCCATGCCGAGCTGAATGGCTTTCATTTGCAGTTGTTGCTGTAGCTGTGCCATTTGCTGCTGCTGGGCTTCTTGCTCCGGCGTCATCGGCCCAGGTACGCCACCAACTTTGCGCAACAGATCTGCTGTTTCATGCCTGTTCGGTACATCGGATAGCTCGATCATCATCGGATAAAGCACGGCCTGATATTGTGGCGGTGCAACTTGAACCATTTGCGACAAGGATTGGAGTTGCTGTGCCCGGAAGCTGGGTGTCGCTGGGATATCTTCCAGCACCACCTTTATTTGGGCGCTGGCAATATCGTTTTGAATTACGGGCCCCTGAGGCGTCATTACTTCGCGGTTGATGTAAATGACTTTCTTCTTTGCGCCTTGCTGTACCGAAATCTGTGTGGGGCGCCCAATCATGTCGGACTTAGCGAAGGCGATCAGCATTTCACCGACGAGTCGCCTCGAGTAGCGGAAATTATCATTGGGTTCGGCCAGGACGGTTGAGCCCTGTTCCACCAGGCTATTGATCGCTACGCCGCTATCTGCGGTCGTCTCTTTGCCCAGCATGGCACGGTATACGCCGCTTACAGCTTCGATGCGGCCACGTCTTTCTTCCACCAGTTGATAAACCGCCGCCGCCAGTGCGTGATCTGTTGTGACTCGAAAGCCGTCTGCGTTCCTTCGTTGAGCATTCAGGATGGTTACAGAACGGGGTGAGGCGACATTGTGCGCCACTTCCTGATAAGTATTCTGCGTCAAATCCAGCGCATCATTGTCGATCTCAATGCGCTTGCTGTTTAGGAGTTCATACAGCAGGATATCCAGATCAATAATCTGATCTTGCGGCCCGCGCATGTCTCGAATCAGGCCATACGGTGTGCGGATACGATCTTTGCGAAAGCACCAGAACGGAACATATGGGAAATTACCATGCGGCAAAGGTGTGGGCACGTCCATTAGTTTGTGCGGTCCTAGCCATATCGAGACTCGCACACGTGGCAAAAGTGCTTTTTGTACCTGTACCACGCCTCGCGCAACCGCTGCCTGGTGATAGATATTCTGCGGGTCATACTCAAGTCCACGGCCATCGGGTAGCATAATTACCGGCGCTTGCTCATAGTACCTATACCAGAGCTCGGATAACCTCACCATGCCGCTGCTATTGTTCAAATAGTCTTCTTGTTGCTGCCCCCAAGCCTGCTCAACTTCATAGGCTCTCGCCATGTTCGTGTCGGTGCCGTCATACACGTCCATCGTGTTCCAGCCTGACCAGGTGTTATCAATCAAGGCCTTCTGTTCGGGGAACATTGCCAAAACGCTTTGGCGGTCCTTCCACGAATCCCGGCGAAGGTAACGCGCATCGGATAGGTCCGGTTCTCTCGCGGTCCAATCCCAAAATATCTCATTGCGGTGTACTTCCCGCACCCGGTACGGATATTCCAGAGGATTGAATGCGCGTGAGACTTCAACCCAGCCCACGCCAGCGCGAATCATGCTGGAATAGGCATCGCTCATCGCCCTGTCAGCACGTGATTCGGTTTCTATTTCCTTAATCTTGGCCGAAAGACCTTCGGCTATTTCCGCTTGTTGTTCATCGTCGGAAGTAACCTTGTAATCTGTCCGGCTACGCGCCTCGATGCCCAGCACTGCATTGATAGTCGGCTTGATCAAATTCGAGTCTTGCGGCGGAATGCCTGCATCTTTTAGTCGCTGTACGACCTCGACACTGGTTTGCGCACCATCGTAGTAATCTGCGTCAGTATCCGAGTCCAAGCGCCATTTCGGCTGATTGCGGATATCTCTGCAGATGCTTTGATATGACTCGAAAGAAATATCCTTCGTGATTGGCGCGTTTTGTGACTCGATCATGCCCGCCACCCGCTCATTCTGATACCTCGTGCGCTACTTACCGGCCTATCTTCTTCAATTGCCACAGCGAAATATCGAAAAGCATCCGCCGCATGGCTGTTATGGTCATGCAATGGCCGCCCGCTAAACTGCTTTGAGTCCGGGTCCACGTCATAGCGGTAATGTCTCAAGCTTTGCAGTCCTTCCGAGCATTTCCGCTCATCGAAATAGCACCGGTTGAATATGGTCCTGGCTGCATTGATGCCGTCGAATATGGAAAGATTGGGGACAATCTGTACTTTGCGGCCGTGTGCCACCATGATTTCTTCGACGCTACGCCCTGTTGCAAGCGTTTTCGCTTTTGCATCGTGCGGCAGCCAATCCGTACCATAGATGTACCCTTTGTTTTGCATCACTTGGATGTAATGCTGCAGCGGCTGTTGATTGTTCGAGTAGTAATCGATCAACCTCAATTCGTTGTTAACTGACTGAGTGAACCAAAGGCTTGTGTTATCAGCCCAACCTAGATCCCAAAAGGTGTGGACCTGCTTCAGGGCATCGTAGGGCACGTTGCGAATTCGCCCCTCTTCTTGGGCAACCCTCAACTCTTTGGCGTATATCGCGCCTTCGAGCGTCACCCTGCAATTCCCCTCCCAGATATTCTGATATCCATCGGGATCTTTGGCCTTGAGTGCGTCTTTTTCCTTCTGCAGTACTTCAGGAAACCAGGGGTTATCGCTCCAATTTATCTTTACTACCGCTGCATCAGCTGGTGTGTTAATCACAAAACGCTGGTGCGTCTCGTCGGTTTCCAGTTCCGGGTTATACGTTGCCCATATTTCTGAGGCATCCTTGCGAACGGTTGGGATGAGGGTATCCCATGAAGATTTACTTACGTTCTGCGCCTCTTCGATCCATACCCGGTCAATGGCCTCGAATGACTTTATCTTGGATGTGTTGTTCTTGATGCCAGCAAAAACGAACTGTGTCCCGTTGCGTCCATAGATCGCGGCCTTCTCAATCTCATAGAAATTGTCCAGGCCAATGGCTGATATCTGTGACTGTAATAAATGATGCACCGAGTCTGCAATAGAGTTCTGGAACTCGCGTGCGCATAAAATACGCAATGGGCTTGCGGCACCCTGTATCAGCAATGCTCTGGCAACTCCCCATGACTTCGCCCCGCCCCGGCCACCGTAGAGGATCTTGTATCGATGTGGCTCAAATAAGAATTGGAGCTTTTCGGGAAACTCGGCCCTATTTACCATCTTCTGCCCAGCCAATCCGGCTTATGTGATCGTCACAAGCCGCGCATTGCAACATCGGGAAACCATCAACGAAATAAATAACCTTGAATGTCTTGTTTCGACAGTGTTTGCAGGCAATCAATGATTGCGCATCTTCATCCACCTTTTTGCTCGAATACGCTAGAAAGACTACGTTGCCACCCATACTAACCCCTTGCCCACACAAAAATAATCGATTGTAGAGCCTTATAATCGTTCACTTTTTAGGCAATTCCGCTATTTTGGAGCATTTGCTGCAACAAATGACACTTGGATATTGTGATTGATCGGCTTGCTGGGGTCGCCGCCTTCATGCTCGTTTGTGATGCGGTCGCCGTACTTCTTCGGGGCGAGTTTTGAGGCGTACCATTTGCGCGCATCCACTCGCAGCCGTGCGCGAGCGACAACTTCCTGGTCAGTGACTTCGCGGCCTTTTTCATCGATGTATGTATCCTTGCTGCCATCGTCGGATATTTCAATGATTTCCTCGGCGTAGTGATCAGCGCACTTTTCCTTCGCGCGTGCGTATTGCTGCATGAATTCTTCATCTGTTGCTAACCAATTCCATAAAACACGCTGGCTAATTTTTAGCTCGATACACATTGCGCGGGCAGACTTACCAAGCGCGATGCCTTCGCAAATCTTGCCGCATAGCGCTTTAGTCTTGATTGTTGGTGCGCCCTTCTTGCGAGGTTTTGTTTTCTTTCTCGCGGTCATACATCCAACCCCAAAGCCCGCATGGCGCGATCATGGTACATAACGCGCGCAGCCAATCCAGAGTAATAGCCACCAGTGAGCCGCTTTGTGATCCTGATGAGTTCCCTTTGATCTGCGAGCAGATTCATATTCTTGAACTCAGCCCAAAGCCATGCGGCAGAGCGAGACGAATGCGGATGCTCTTCCAAAAGGTCCGGGTCACTGATGAAATCAACCCCCAATTCATTCCCGCATAGCTCATACATTTCCCGGCCTTTGATCGGCAGGAGCCCTCGTCCTTTATAGCGCGGTCCGTCCCCATGCTCAGTATTTCCAAGATCAGCGCGCCCCTCGTATTCCTTGCCCGAGGTCATCTCTCTCAGGACGTAGAAATCGCCGGACTCATAGCACACTTGAGCTATAAAAGCCGCACACCTGATAGGGGTATCAATCGCGTGTTGTCTCATTGCATCATTTAGTGGGTTAATAAACCCCGAAAGCCGAGCCCGAGACGCCGTGCGAGCGATCTTCGAAAGCTGGAATAGTGTAATCACTCGGATTCATCGCTTTGTGTTGCAGCCTTTAAGCGCTGCACGTAGTTTTATTTCACACTTCCAGCGCTCTTCCAATTCTTCACGGAATGCGCGATTGATTATTACTGGAGGGTCTTGGATTGAAACCCGGTCCACTGCGTAAGAGTCTTTGCACTCCGCTGGCGTTTCCACGGTGCAGAACACTGGTACTAGTTTTTCGATCACGTGGGTTTCGATGATGGGTTTACTTGCGCAGCTGGTGAGCGTGGCAAGTAGCAGCAGAGCCAGCAGCAATAACCAAAAATTATTCATTGCGTCTTTCCTGGCGCGTGGTGAGTAACTTGTACGCCTGGTGGGGGCGCTGCTGCAGGACGGTATACGCCGATCACGAACGGTGACAGGAAAATCTCTTTGGCGATTTCTTTTATTTGTTCCTTGGTTGCGCCATCTTCTATGTGAACAATTAGTTCAATCGGCATTCTTGCGCCCCTGAACGTATTTGATTTGTTCTTGCACGATTGCAGCGCATTGGGCATCTGGCGCTGGCGGTATCGTCGGCAATTCCTTAATCTTTACCTTGATGTTGCGCTGCTTGATTTTCACATCTGCCGCCGTCATGGCATCGCTTGCCGCTTTCTCCCGTTCTTCCACTTGGGCGACGACAACGGCTACACCTTTCTTCACGCCTTCGATATCCGTGGCGCAATTGCCATTGGCGGTTTCGAGAATCGCATTCTTGGATTCAACCCTCTCTTTATCAGAATTGGCTTGGGCGACTGTCGCACCATCCTTCCAGCCTTTCACGCCCCAGCCCCCGCCAAAACCCACCAGCGCGATTACCAGCGCGATAATTATCTGAATTGCCGGACTTGCGAACATTAGGAGCGCCCATAAAAAAACCCGCGATTGCGGGTTTGTCTGCTTGATGTCGGCATTTCTCGACTATAGGAATGTAACTATATATTTGCTTCCCGTAAAAATCAATAGGTTACAGATATATTTATTTATTTGTTACGTTACGCTTGACAAGGCAGCCAATGGCTGCTAATATGATCCCAAGTGCTACAGATTTTTAACCCCAACGAAAGGAGAAACAAAATGAACAACCAAGATTGGAAAGCAAAAGAAGCCGCCCGCAAATTCGCAGCTGATGCATTGAAACAAGCATTTCCGCACCTGGTGCCTGTTGGCGAAAGCGATGGCCTTGTGACCGCCGCGAAGAATATCCGCATTGAACTCAAGCGCGCATTCCCTGGAGTCAAGTTCAAAGTAACGACAAGCCGCTTTGCTGGTGGCGATTCGATTCGTGTAAATTGGATAGATGGCCCAACCTCAAGCCAGGTAGAACAAATCAGCAATCAATATGAAGCTGGCGACTTCGATGGAATGACTGACTGCTACAACTACCGCGAAGATCACGCTTGGACAGATGCCTTTGGAGATGCCAAGTACATCTCATCAAGCCGTGAATATTCCCCGGCACTGGTACAGACCGCGATTGATTTCCTTTGGGATAGATACCGCCCGGATGCCCCAAAGGTTAGTTTTGAAGATTACAACCAAGGCCGCGCGTGGAATGTTGAGATCATCAAGGGAGGGTGCCCAGGCGATGCCAATGCACAGTCACAGATTCACCGCTTTGCGCATAAATACGACTGCATCGCAAATGCGCTGGCTGAAGATTACCCGTATTAGTCCCTCAATCCATGCCCTTCACCGGGCATGAGTGGACGGATTAATTAACTAACCAAGGAGGAAATCATGACACCAGTAATAGTAAATGGAGTGGATATAGCGGTTTTAAGAAAAGAAATCGAAAACGGCTATACAGCCTCATCAGCAACCGTCACAGCTTTGATAAATAAAGTACTTAGCTTTGAGAGTGTGGATAGTGGCGACGCGAGCGCCCACATAACCGCAGCGCGCGAAATGTACGCTGTGCCTTCGAATGATGACATCGAGATTGACGATAACCCAAAGACTTCGCGGGGAGAAAACGGCACGTGGGTTTCCGCATGGGTGTGGGTACATGATGATGAAGTAAACGCGGAATTAGACGAAGATGAATAGCCCAACCCCTGAAGAAATCAAAGCAGCCCGCAAAGCCGCTGGTCTTACACAGACTGAAGCGGCAAATCTGGTATATGTAACAAAGAGCGCTTGGCAACGATGGGAACAGAACGAGCGCGACATGCAGCCCGCAATATGGGAATTGTTTAATTTAAAGATCAAAAAATAACGGGGAGAAATCCCCGTTTTGCATTCAGACACAGTTACTCGTTGACCGTATCAGCCCGTGCTGTTCGAAAATCTCTGTCATATCAGCCATAGCTCGATCGTGGATAACGTCCAGAACATCATAAAGACAGCTCTTGACCATTAGCGCGTATTGATCCCGGCAACCCATCATTTTCCTGATGGCCCGGTATGGCATATCACGCCCGGTAAAGTAACCGTGCATTACCCTATAGACAGATAGCTGTCCGCCCAGGCCAGTCCCCAGCGCCTCGCAGCCTCGATACACCAAAACCTGAATATCAGCCTGCCCACATTCCCTGCCAAACCTCGCCCTGATGTATTCCCGCTCTGCCTGGCCTGCTATCCGCGCCACCATGCCTATAATCTGTGCGGCCTGTTTATGCCGATCCTGACTCGTGAGAGTAACCAGAATTTCGTTCGGAATGCCCCTCGTTGGCACTTCTCGCATATGATTAATCCCTGACATTTTTACCACTGGCCGAGTGACGGTTTCATATGCCCAACCCAATGCACTGTGCGCGTTACGAAACATTTACTACCTCTTTTTTATTTTTACTTGCATAGCGGCGCTCACCTTTTAGTTCGTTGCATACGTGGCACCGCCTATGCGTAGGCTTACCCGTTTTTGGGTTATAGCGCATTGTCCAATCATCGTTGAATGGCCGCATTTGCATGCAGCCCGGACAGTAGCGAGGAGTCACCGCGTTTTTAAGTAGGTGTGTAGCGATCTTTCGCTATATCCGATCGCCTTGGCTATAGCCCGCTGTGTCGCACGTTTTTCCAGCATTCGATCAATGATTTCCTTATGGTCGGAGATGTTTCTTTGACGATACTTAACCGGGTCAATTGCGCGCATACGCCGCAAGTAATTTTCCAGCGGAATCCGGGTTATTCCCAGGCGGTCCGCGATCTGGTGATGGGGGACCCTCTTGGTGAGCATTCGATAAATTGCCGCCTCGTGTGCAATCCAGAATTCATGCCAAACAATTCGCCGTGTTTGGCCTGTACCGGAGACTTTTCTATGACCAGGGCTTTTTCTGCGTGGCCGAGCGAACATGAATAAATCTTTCAGAGCCGCCACCGGAAGTTTCCCGTTCTTGCGGAACGGCTTTACTATGTGAGTTCCATAATCTTGTTGCATCATCTTTTCTCCGCGATAGCACGATTTGTTAAAGCCAGTAGTCCCGTTTCATCCAGTTTCCACATGCGCTCGAATCCACGCCGGTGCAATCGGTGGACGCCTGTTGATCCCTGGTGGTGCTCATAGCACAACGGGGAAACGGCAAAGTCGTCTGCGGGCACAGTAACGTGATGTACGCTAACCGGTTTCGTTTCGATGCCGAGTTTGTAAAGGCATACGATGCAGGGGAGTTGCGCTACACGGTCTTTGTGACGTTCAGCGGCGGCGCTCATTCTTTTTCGTTCAAGTAATTTTTATAAGGAATTCTGAAATGTTCATTGAACAGTAACGCAGCATGTTCATCATGATCTAGCTGCGCTCTTGATTCGATACCGCAAGTAGATCGCATAAATATTGTCGCTTCTTCTTCGGTGTCAACTCCTAACCAGTCCCGAAAATCCTCGTCTTTGCACCAGCGCGCGGCAAGAGTGCAAAGAGGCCCGCCTTTCGGTTTCTCTTTTGGTAGATGCTCGAATTCGGCAATCAGCGGGGCTAACGCACAAGGCATGTCGATATTTGGAAACAAACGGTGAAACTCTGCCTTGAACCGTGGATCAATATCGATCATGACACGCAGAGTGCCGTCAGCGAGTTCTTTGGCGCTTCGCCGGGTGCCTGATATGGCGCTCATACCCTGCCTTCCAGGTATGCTTTGATCTGCTCCGCTGCATCAGTCCAAGACCAGCAATAAACCACCTTCCAACCTTCTTCGGTCAGTCGCTCCCCGTACCAAAGCTGCTCTTTTGTGGGCTTATTCTTTCCGGCTTTTAGCTCAATGGATAAACCTATGTAACCGCCGCGTTTTACCGGAAGTTTTACATCATGCGAACCAGTTAACATGCCTGCAGCTTTAGCTTTGCCGGCCTGTGCCTTGGTGAGCTTTACTCCGTTCATTGAACCTTCGAGTAAATCGAGTGACGGATAAGCACAGCGCGAATAGCGTGCCCAAGTGAACAGGGCGCATTGCATTGCGTGTTCTGGTGAGCGGCGAATCATGGTTTTTCGTTTAACAGTGGAGGCAGGCCTAAACGAATTCTTGCGCGTCGTACTGCGTCCCTTCCTATGTGGCGCAAATTTTCAACCTCACCCTCTTGGTCCTGGTCAAAAGTCTGGATATAACCTTTTCTTTCCAAGTGCCACAATATCTTCGAGAGTTCTTCGATCAATGGTGTATCATTTTCTTGGCTCATATCACAAAGAAACCCCGTTCCGTTCTTGTTGTAATTGATGCTGTCTTTTTACTTCGGCTATCAGCTCGTCAAGGGACTTTTGGCCGCGAATTGCTTTCACGGCTTCGTAGTAGGCCACGCGCTGTTCTTTTGGGTATGACAGAACATGGCGAGCCTCGCATTGCTTACGGTATTCATCGGAGTAGGTGTCAATCATTTTTTCCCGCATCTCCTTGCTAGTTCACAAAGCCATAACGCCAGCGGCTTAGGGGTATGTTCCCGCTCTGCCTTGGTTACAGAAGGCTTTCTTGGATAGCTCTTTGTGGGGCGGATGCAGTGAGTCACCTCATCAATCCGAAGAGGAATATCCGGTATATCCTTGGGGTCGCATCCGACGACATAGAGCAGTGTTGCCTTCTCCGCTCTGTGTCCCCACCAGTGCTGATATATGCCAAGAGTCCAGCCGCCAAATTCATCCTTCTTACCTGGTGCGGGCAATCCAAGCGTCGGCCAGAGTGTTGACCCTTCCGGGTGCTCCAGAACTCCACCCCATTTCCTGACTTGCTCTATAGCCCACGGAGCCAATGCCTTTTCATCATCGCGTGGCTTTGCAAACTGGCGCAGCCTTCCCCATGCCCTGCAAGGCGGGTGTGCCACAATCGGAGAGCCGCCATGCCATTCCCTAGCATCGCGCTCCATGTCCCAGACATCACACCCCGGCAAGGATTTATAGACGCTATCAGCCCTGGCAAAAAGTACGGCTATGTTCACCCCACGGCCCTCAAATGCGGCGTATCAATCAGAACCGACTCAATGGCTGACTCAATATCCAGCTTCTTGAATCCGATGGACGGTTTATCAGATCCGCCTGACAAGACCCGTTTGGCGAGCGCTTCATTCCCGATCAACATCGGCGCGTCGGATTTAAATCCCTTTTGTTCGTTGTGGGCACTGGCAATCCCAATCAACTTCGCCGGGTATTCTGGTATCTCGCTGCGCGCCTTGAATCCCCGGTAGCGGTTCTCGAATTCTTTTGCGACGAAGGGCCATTCGGATTCTGCCTTTGTTCCCAGGCCAATCCAGCCGCCCATGTCGTGAATAACGCGATGGATAAGGGGATCATCGAAAACAACGTCGGTATATGTGCCAATACGCCTCACGGCTGAATCGACCTTTGCCCAGGCGCGCAGCGCGGAATCCTGAGTAGAACCCTGCAGCATGCGGATAATGTCGGCTGGTTTCGGCGGAAACTGTCCCGTATCCGGGTTTGCCAGGTGTCGGTTGAAAGCGTCCACGATCGCGGCCAGGTCATGGCCTTTGAGCGCGGTCCACCAAACATCTAGCGCGAAAGCGGAAACTGTTTTGCCGTAAAAGCCCATCACGCCGACAATCCCATCGTGGAATTTATGAAAATCATCAGTTTGCATGTTTTAACTCCCTAAGTTCTGGTGGAATCCATCCCGCAGTAGCGGACCTGTTTGATTGTTCAAGTGCTTCCTGTTTGTTAATAACTGTCCCTTTTGTAGATTCACGTAATACCCATTCAGCTTTAAAACTTCCCCAGCCCCGTTCGCAGCAAATGGTTAAGGCTTGCTCTAGGGTGTATCCCATCTTTCCTGCTTCACGCTCGATTGCGTTTAAAGCGGTTTTGGTAAGAGGTAAATTCTTGGCTTTTCGGATTGCCAGGAAGTCAGAAGCGATTTGTAGGTCAATGCCATCCAGTAAGTTAGATTTTTGCTTTTTGGCAATTGATGATTCCTTTGACGATTCCTTTGATGGTTCATTGATGGTTATGGGTGCAATATTTGCAGGGGTGGGGTGCAATATTTGCAGGGGTTGGGGTGCAATATTTGCAGGGGTAGGTGCAGAATTAGCAGGGGTGCAATATTTGCAGGGGTGTATGTGATATATCGAGCTGCGTCCCTTCCTATTCTCACGATAAAGAATCTTGTTTTTTTCCAGCCAGTCTATGTGGCTAAAAATAGACCGTTCGCTCATGCTGCATTTTCTGGCGATTGTGGGGACGGACGGATAGCACTCGCCCTGATCATTGGCATTGTCACAGAGCGACAACAAGACCATTTTTTGTCCGGTGGGTATCGGCAGTTCCCAGGCAACTGTCATTAATTTAATACTCACGCAACAGTCTCCAATGAAAGGCCAAACTGCCGGGTCCGGGCATTCTGTAAAGTGGAATTCTTTTCGTTCAGCTCGCAGCCTAGCCAGTTGCGGCCAAGCGCTTGAGAAACTTGAGCTGTGGTGCCGCTTCCGAGGAATGGATCGAAAACGGTATCGCCCGGACGTGATCCGGCGAGAATGCAGGGTTCAATTAATGCCGGGGGAAATGTGGCGAAGTGGGCTTCGCTATAGGGTTGTGTGGGCACTTCCCATACGCTGCGCTTATTGCGTTTTGTCGGATCACCCTTCGGGACGATGAGCCCGCTGCCCCTTGACGCCTGCCCCGGAAACCCTCGCTCCGGACGGCCAACGTCGTAATCTTCTCGCGTCAGCCTTCCATCTTTTTGCGTGCTTTCGGCTATCGGTTCCTTGATTGCCTCATGATCGTAGTAATACCGTTCAGATTTGCTCAGCAGGAATATGTACTCATGGGATTTGGTGCAACGGTCGGTAACTGACTCGGGCATCGGATTTGGTTTCGCCCATATCAAATTTTGACGGAGATACCAGCCATCTTCCTGTAGCGCGAAGGCTACTCTCCAGGGGATACCGATTAAGTCTTTGGGTTTTAATGTGGT